TTATCACTCGCAGAGTAGGCACCTAACAAAGCGATCGGGGAGGTGAAATAAGATGAAAGTTTGCATAGCAGATTTAGAAGCGGACAATCTACTAGAAGGGGCGACAGTCATCTGGTGTGGAGTGTTCAAAGATATTAATACTAATGAGGTGGTAAAGTTTAAACCTGATCAGATCCCTGCTATGCTTTCTTTCATGGACACAATTGATGTACTGATAATGCATAACGGGATTGGGTATGACTGGCCACTACTGAAGAAGCTACATGGCTACGAGTTTACTGGTAAGAAAGTTGATACACTGATCATGAGTAGGCTTCAGGAACCTAACCGCCCTCGCCCTTACGGTATGAAAGGGAAGGCTGGGCCACACAGCGTAGAAGCTTGGGGTTATAGATTTGGCCATCATAAACCTGAACATGAAGACTGGTCACAGTTCAGTGACGAGATGCTACACCGCTGTAGTGAAGATGTAGAGATACAGCACAAAATATATAACGCCTTACTAGATGAAGCTAAGGGGTATGAATGGAAGAAGGCTTGGTTATTAAACTTCAAGTTATTCGAGATACTACAGAAGCAAGAAGAGTATGGCTGGCTGGTAGATAGGGAGCACTTGGATAAGTCAATACGAGTGCTAGACAAATGGATGAATCGTATTAACGATAAGTTACAGCCAGCCCTGCCTGGAGTAATCGAGGTGGGAGAGACTAAGACTAAGGGGGTACTTAACTATGTACGCAAACCGTTTCTAAAATCAGGTAAACCTAACCACCATGTAACTAAGTACTGGGGGGATGGGGTTGATACAGTTGGAGGGCCACACTCTCGCGTAGCCTTCCGCAAGGTATCATTGAATAAGGATGTTGAAGTTAAGGCGTACCTATTGGACTTAGGTTGGATACCAAAAGAGTGGAACACTAACGATGCTGGTGAGAAGACTAGCCCTAAGCTGAATAAGGAAGATCCATTCAACGGCATCACTGGTAGTGTGGGGAGGTTGATTGCTAAGCGTGTTCAGTGTAAGCAGCGTAAAGGGATTATGGAAGGGTGGGTTAAGCGCCTACGTCCTGATGGTCGACTCCCTTCCAGAGTGTCTGGACTAGCTGCTACTGGTAGAGCTAAGCACTCGCTGATCGTCAATGTCCCTAACGTAGATTCATTCTTCGGTAAGTGGATGAGAAAAACCTTTACATCTCCAGAAGGGAGGGTTCTAATAGGGTGTGATGCAGGGAGTTGTCAAGATAGGATGCTGGCTAACAGGGCTGAGAACCAGGAGTTTACTGATATGTTGCTGAATGGTGACAAATCTAAGGGGACTGATGGTCACTCTCTAGCCATGAGAGCTGTGAACAAGGCTCACACCCTCCATAATATCCCTACAATTGGTAGGGGGAAGGCTAAGAATTATAACTTTGGCTGGAAATTCGGAGCTTCTGACCCTAAACTGGGTCAAATGGGAGGGGGGAGTGAGGCTGTTGGTAAGAGTGTACGGTCTGAACTGGAGAAAGTCTTCCCTGCACAGGCTGCATTGGTAGAAGCATTAACAGAGGAGTGGCGAAGTAATGCACAAGTAGAAGAGAAGTGGGGTAGGTTGCGGTATAAGAACGGTTGGATAAGAGGGTTGGATGGTCGCCCTATCTTCATTGAGAGTGAGCACGCCATATTGGTATACATGCTACAGTCCGATGAAGCTATTACTATGGCTGCCGCTTACGTTATCTTATACAAGCGACTAATGAAGAAGTATAAATGGGGGGAGGACTGGGCGTATGTATGCTGGTACCACGATGAATACACGATAGAGTGTAGAGAAGAGCTGGCTGACGATATTAGAGTGATGGCTGAGCAAGCGATAGCAGACGCTGGCGCATTCTTTAATCTGAACCACTGCCCCCAGATAGGGGAGGCAGAAGTTGGAAAGAACTGGTATGATATACATTAATAGAGAGGGAAGGGAGAGGTAGACTTATGCGTAAAGTAACTCAAGTAGCAGTAGTGGGGGTGTTGGCAACTATCATGCTGCTTATCATCTCGGTAACGGTCTTCTTTATAGACCAGAACAATCAAATAGCTGAGACAATTCAGTCAGGTGTAGGGCCAATCGAAACTGGATGTGCTTTCAGTACGGTTGAAGAAGAGACTTGTCGTGAAATGATCTCGTCTCGATAACATTAAATTAAATTTGGAGAGTAAATAATATGGCACGTAACGCTAACAATCAAGCAGAATCCGGTGGTGGTAACAGTAAGCAAACTCATCCCGCATTAGATGGCAACCATGCTGCCCGCATCGTACAGGTAATCTTCCTGGGGGTACAGGAGCAGCGAGCCTTTCAGGGTACGCCTAAGCCACCGATTGATCAGATCCGTGTGACTTACGAACTGAGTCATGAGTTTATGTTGGATGAAGATGGTAATGCACAGGCTGATAAACCGCTGTGGCAGAGTGAGACTCTCGCCTTCCACAACTCTAGCGTGGACTTGGCTACATCCACTAAGCGGTTCAAGGCTTACCGCCCTGACGTTTCTAACCCTGCCGACTTCGTGTGGGATGATTCGTTACTGGGCCTCCCTGTCCAGGTGGTGCTTAAGTCTCGTGAAGTGACTAAAGGGAAGCATTCTGGTAAGACGTTTACCGATGTGAAGGGGGTGTCAAGCAAGGTGCAACTCCCTAGCTACGAGCAACCTGAACTGGTTAACCCTGCTGTATTCTTTGATCCCGCTGATGACGATGTAGATGTTGAAGTGTTCAATGCGCTACCTGACTGGCTACAGGATCAGATCAAGGGGGGACTGGATTATGCTACTAGCCCGCTGAGTGTAGCTCTAGCTGGTGGTACTTCCACACCTAAGCCCGCTCCAGCTCCAGCACCTAAACCTGCACCACAAGCTGCACCACAAGCTCAGGCTGCACCAGCAGGTGATGAAGATACACCTTACTAGGGAGTAGGTGAATGAACGCAAGTGAATGGAATGCTAAAGCTTTGGACGAGAGGGTGGCCCATCTGGGCTCCCAGCCCACCGCTAAGTTTGAAGAGGCGGTGTGGCGGGGTGTTGGCTCCCCTAGGAACGGCAGGCTAACTCAGATCTCAATTGACGGGGGGTGGCGGACAGTTGACAAGGGGGCGCTAATAAACGGTGGCCGCTTAAAACCTGGACGCATCCCAATGGAAATTGATCCGGACACTAGGGATGTATACTTCCCGTTGGAGGGGGAGAGACTATGGCCAGAACAGCGTTAATAGATGCTGACGTTATCCACTACTCGGCATCAGCAGCTTGCCAGGAAGATATAGTGGATGACATGGGGGATGTAGTAACAGTGGCTGCTGCCGAGTATATATGGCGTCACACTGTAGACTCTATGATTGCTAATATAGTTAAGAACTCAGGGGCTACTGACTATAAGTTGTACTTAACAGGTAAGGGTAATTTCCGTGAAGAAGTTGCAAAGAAGAAACCGTACAAAGGTAATCGCAAGGCGAAGGAGAAGCCACTCTTGTTTGAAGACGTTGCCACCTACCTCGTCGACACCTACTGTGCGGAAGTAGTAACTGGTATGGAAGCGGATGATGCTATGGCTATAGCTCAGATGAGGGAGATGCGCTACGATTGGTCGGGTATCCCCGCTGAAAGTTCAGCCACCATCATCTGCACCACGGATAAAGACTTACGGATGGTACCTGGCTGGCACTACAGCTGGCCAGTTGGTGATCGTATCGGGGAGAGGGTGCCATACTTCGTAGATGTACTCGGCTCCCTTCAACCTAAGTACCATACTGACAAGTTCCTTAAAGATGGCTCCCCTAAGCTTAAGAAGCTGGAAGGGGTGGGTCTTGCATGGTTCTACTGTCAACTGATAATGGGGGATAGTGTGGATAATATACCAGGGTGTCCAGGTGCTGGGCCGGCTAAGGCCTTAGCAGCTCTTGAGGGGTTGACTACGGAAGAAGAGATGTATCAGGCTACCCTAGCCTTATATGAAGCTAAGTACCCTGAGAACCCCTCTGAGGAGCTGCTAGAGCAAGCCTACTTGCTATGGATGGTTCAGGAAGTGGATGATCAAGGTGAACCGATTATGTGGGGAGGGGTGGCATGAGGATTAAGAGGGCATACAAGGTGGTCTGGAGAGGTGGTAGGGAGACTATGCTGCGTGTCCTACGTCCCCCCGGACAGATGCGTACTAGGTTGGTGCCAAGATGTAGGTATGGCCGTGGTTGGCCCCCTAAGAGAATGCCATGGAGGAGAGTAGTATGATGGTTACAAGGGCGGTAGAAAGGAAAGTGGGGCGTCCCCCCACGCAGGAGGAGCTCATAGAGTTATGGAACCTTATGGTGGAGGCCGATAGAGACTCACGTAGTGACTCGATCTACGCTGCCAAGAGGCTTGTCAGGGGCATGGGGAGGGTAGATAAATATGAGGAGAAGTAACTTTATATTCAAGCCCTTCTGGAAGGGAGGGAGGGAGTGTTGGTACCGAGTGACTAACTTGGGAAACCTTAAGGCTAAGGTGAGCGTACCCCTCCCTAGGAAGGGGAGAGGGGATATAGAGGTGTTTAGATTATGAAAGATGATGAGGGGGGTGTTGACAAAGGTGGTGATGGAAACGTAATAGAGTTTAAACCTAAAGCGGAAGATGAAGTTATGGCTTTCGCCTGCCCCAGTGAGGGGTGTGGTAGTATGTTCTGGATCATCTACACTGATTACATAGCATGTGCTTGGTGTGGTGATGAATTTGGTGGAGAGGGAGATGACGAAGGGGGAGGTGATTAGTGAAAGATAAAGATATAGCGGATAAGTTGAGGCGGATGGAAGACAGCTTGAATGGTTGGGTTGACGCCAATATGTACTACACTTTCACAGCTGAGTTTGTGCATAAGATGCAAGAAGATCTGAAGTATCTAGCGGAGGTGTTGGATGGCAAAGAAGATTAAGCCACATAGTAATGGTACATGGACTGACGCTCGTAAGGATACATTCATCAAGGGGTTGCTTAGAGCAGGGCATCGTAGGTGGGGGCCACGTAACTTATGTATCACTAGGGCTCGTGTACGGCGAGGGTGGTACCTGTGTGATGGCTGTGGTAATGAAGTCCCAGCTTCTATCAGGGTGGAGCTTAAGACTAGACCAGGTGAGATGAAGAAGGTTAAGAACATTCACGCTGACCACATAGATCCGGTCATAGATCCAGCAGTTGGTAGAGAGAGTTGGGATACTGTTATAGAGCGGATGTTCGTAGAGTTGGATGGCTACCAGGCGCTGTGTCATGCTTGCCATTCAACTAAGACCGATGAAGAGCGGGTGGTAGCAACTGTGCGTAAACGGAAAGAGAAAGAGGGGAAGATATAATGGCTAAGAAGAAAGGCGATAACATCGCCATGTATATTTCGGGGCATGCGAGTGAAGAGAGTGTTAATGCTATAGGGGGTCAGGTGCAGAAAGTGCTCGCCTCTGGAGCAGAGCAGGAGACACTCAGGGCTGCGCTAGCTGTCCTTAAGGTAGCGTATGCACCGAGTGGTGGACACTCCATTAGCGGTTGTAACATTGAGATGGGGGGTAGAGACGATGACTAATGTATCACATTTTCGCGGATATGAACTGTTCAATGATATTGAAGATAAGGCTTTACAAGCGTATAACCGAGCTATGGTAGCTAGAAATATTAGCGAAGCTTCAGGTGATGCTGCTGTGAAGGAGTATATCGAGCTGATACCAGAGAGTGAACAAGTGCTGGTAATTCAAGCCTTACAGAAGATAGCGGGGTTTACTTCATGAGTGAGAAGAAAGTACTACTTACGTATAACAGCGATACGGGGATGCTTACACAGGAAGGGAATAGCGGGTTCTCGTACTGTGTGGGGGCATGGGATTTTGATGAGCACAAATCCGAGGGGGGTGTAACAGCCTCCCTGGTAGAGCTGAAGAAAGCGGGGTTCAGTGCTGATGAGATTATTAAGCTAAGAAGTGGCGGTATAATATGAGGAGGGTGGGGGTGATTGGAGACACCCACCTGCCGTATGAACTGGAAGGGTATATGGAGTTTTGTGTTAAAACTTTCAATGACTGGGACTGTGACTGGTATGTTCACATAGGGGATCTAATAGACCACCACTCCCTATCTTTCCATGACAGCGAGCCAATGCTACAGGGGGCGTATGGTGAGATGATGGATGCCAGGGAGAGGTTGAAGCCTTGGTATGATGCCTTCCCGCAACTACAGCTGGTACAAGGGAATCATGACTTGATACCAGCTAGGCAGCTTAAGCGCATTGGCATGGATGCCGAAGTATGGATGCGCCCTCTGAAAGAGATCTACGATATGCCCGATGGATGGGAAATGGTAGATACAGTAGAGATTGATGATGTACTGTACCATCACGGCTATACTGCCTGTGGAGCTAACGGCTTCCGTAATGACGCTATCAAGCGTATGTGTCGCACTGTAAGCGGGCATGCTCATGGTAACGCTGGAGTTAGCGCTACAGCCTCTCAACATAGATTAGTATGGGGGATGGCAGTTGGCTGTGGTGTAGATGTAGATAGCATGGCTATGGCCTATGGCAAACACTTCTTACAGAAACCGATTATTAGCTGTGGAGTGGTCATAGACGGTACCCTACCTGTAGTTGAGTTCATGGATCGTGGAGAAGATTAATGAGGGATTTATGGGTATTAAATTTTGTGAAGAATGCCACAGCCAGCTAGATGGTAATGGTCGGCATTATCATGTGACCGACTGTGTTAATAAGAAACTTGATAGACTTGAGATATTAGAGAAGGCGCTACAGAAAATAATTGAGCTACCTTCTGTGAGGCAAGATGAGTGTTGTTGTATTGCTACGGCAGCAATGGATAGCGACTCATAACAAAACGATAGAGGGTTGAATAATGAAAAGCTTTAAGTGTGGGGAGTGCAAGGAGGGTAAAGAGGGTGTCCCAGCTTATGGAGGGGAGGGGGAGGAAGTGTGTAAAGATTGTTTTGTGGAAGGGGTTAACAAGCAGTTATCCTTCCTGTGGACAATGCAAGCGTTAGCTGGATTGGCACTGGGGAGTATTGGTGGTATTACATTGTTCTTAATGAAGAGGGCGGGATGATGATTTGGCCGGAAGGTTTACTATATGCCCAACAAGAGGTTCGCAGGATTGAAAGGGCGAAAGAGAGGGAAGAGAGGGAAGAGAGTGATCGATTCTACGGGGAGATATTGAAGAATATGAAGAATAGGAAGTCTAGTCTAGACAGGCAAGTAGGTGGTGATCACTATAAGAACCAGGGTGTAGAGCCACTGGAGCTTACATACTTAAACTTTGGATACGAAGGGCTGAGAGCTTCTGTGTATACCAAAGTGAATAAGTACATGACGCGTGATAAGGGGCAGCACATAGAGAACTTAGAGAAGGCGGCACACTGCCTAGAGATATTAATAGAGAAAGCAAAGTTGGAGCTGAAGGGGGAAACAACATAGTGGTTAGTACAAGAGCAGAGATTGTAACGCGTAGGACTTATAACCGTCCATTAGACAAGAAAGGAGAGACGTTTGAAACATGGGAAGAGACGATCTCAAGGGTTATCTCACACCAAAAGTGGCTATGGGAGAGGGCGCAATCCTCCCCCCTCAAAGAGGAGCAACTATCTGAGCTGGAGGAGCTACGAGATTTTATGCTTCATCGAAAACTTAGTATGGCAGGAAGAACCCTCTGGCTTGGTGGTACTGAGGTCGGACAGACTAGGGAGGCTAGCATGTTCAACTGCTCTTTCCTTAAAGTTCAGACGGTCTATGACGTTGTTGACGCTTTGTGGCTATTGCTCAACGGTTGTGGAGTTGGGTTCTCACCGGCTATCGGTACCCTCAACGGGTTCAGTTCAGTTATTAAGACTGTTGAATTCAAACGCTGTACCCGTGAGCCCTCTTATCGAGGTATGGAAGATAATGAGGAGACAATCGAAGATGGGGTGTGGACTATCAAGATCGGGGACTCGGCCACGGCCTGGGCCAGATCGGTAGGGAAGATACTGGCTGGTAAGACTAAGGTACACACACTGGTTATTGATACCACTGAGATACGTGGCCCAGGTGAACGCTTAGAAGGGTATGGATGGATCTGTGCTGGAGACTCACCGTTAGTCAAAGCTTTTGAAGGGATCTGTAAGCTAATGAACCGTCGAGCTGGTTGCCTATTAACTCGCATCGATATACTGGACTTAATGAACTGGCTAGGTACTGTGCTGTCTACTAGGCGTTCAGCAGAGATTGCGCTATTCTCAGTCGATGAACCTGAGTGGGAAGAGTTTGCCGTAGCCAAGAAAGATTGCTGGAAGGATAATGTACAACGCTACCAATCCAATAATAGCCTCGGTTTTGCTAACACTCCTAGCCGCTCACAGCTTGTTCATATATTTAGACTTATGGAAGATGCTGGGGGTAGCGAACCGGGTTTTATTAACACTGCTAGTGCTCGTAAACGTGCTCCTTGGTTCTATGGTATCAATCCCTGTGCAGAAATACTTCTTGGAGATAAGTCATTCTGTAACCTTACCGAGATCGATGTCGGAAAGTTTAAAGGGGATGCAGCAGGACTGGATAGGGCTCACTGGATCGCAGCCAGAGCTAACTACCGTCAAACCTGTGTTAACTTGCGAGACGGAATCTTGCAAGAAGCTTGGCACTTAAACAACCAGTTCTTACGCCTCCTGGGTGTAGGGCATACTGGCATTGTTAAGCGTCCAGATATGACCGAGTATGACCTAACCTCCTTACAGCGTACAGCAATAGCTGCTGGCTACAGTATGGCAGATGAACTGGATCTACCTAGACCTAAGAACATCACCACTGTTAAGCCATCTGGTACGCTAAGTAAGATCATGGATACTACGGAGGGGATTCACAAGCCACTAGGGAAGTACATACTGAATAATATTAACTTCAGTAAGTATGATCCAATCCTCCCTAAGATGCGGGAGGCAGGGTATAGGGTGTGGGATAACCCATCTGATGATGAAGCCATCTTAGTAACCTTCCCTGTCAGTCATGACGGTGTAGAGTTTGATGTGGTAGATGGTGTGGAAGTAAACTTGGAGAGTGCAATAGATCAGCTTGAACGCTATAAGATGTATCAGCTGTACTACACTCAACAGAACACTTCAGTAACCATTAGCTATGATTCAGAAGAAGTGGAAGGGATAATCGATTGGCTATTGGTCAACTGGGATATCTATGTAGGTGTGAGCTTTATCTATCGTGATGATCCAACTAAGACCGCGGCAGATCTAGGGTATGCTTACTTACCGCAGGAAGTGGTGACTAAGGAAGTGTATGATGAATACTCTGCTGGACTGAAAGAAGTCAGCTTAGATGATGTGAATACGCTAGAAGAATTGAAAGAAGAAGAGTGCGCTACTGGCGCTTGTCCAATTAAATAGAGAGAAGATAATATGTATAATGTAATTATTAAGCGTGCCATCGGTATCACTAACGCCCAACCTGTAGCTGAGTACAAGGGGTGTATCGCCTTCCGACTGAGTGACATGGGGTTGGTATCAGCTGAGTTCTATGATGGCTCACAGAAGGTGTACAAGATGTTCGAGGGGGAGGAAGTGGTTAAGACTCCAATGACTGAAGAGGAGATTCTAGCCACACCAGGGCTGGGTGACTACTACCAAGAGCAGATAGAAGCTGCTAAGGTTAAGGAAAAAGAGGATGAGAAGTACGCTAAGGATATGAAGGTACTTCAAGGCGGCTAAAACGAAAAAGGGGCCGGTCATCTCTGACTAGCCCCTTATACTTAGTTGGAGTGCAACTCCCTCATATGTAAAGACATCTCCCTAAGATCAAACTTGTGAGTGTCTACTGCTTCCTTAAGATACTTTTGCCCCTCCTCGACTCGCGCCAGAGTCACATTCAAACTCCCTAACGCTTTAGCTGCTTCATTATGTAACGGTTGTTCCGCTTCAATAGCTGCAACAGCTGCCTTTATAGTAAAGATCTCTATACCCGCCCAACCCGTCACTGACAACAGTATTGCCATGAGAACAGTTTGAAACGAGAATAGATCTTCTTGGTTTAACATGGCCACTCTCTCTTATTGCTGCAAGTTAACGGCTGACCAGCGTGATACACGAGTAGATAGATCCCCCGCATAACCCCAAAGCCCCAGCCAATTGTGCATGAGTTCGTTGAACGTAACGCCCACAGCTCCCTGCTCCCTCATGTAAGTCATCCATGCTTCGTTTACCGGCCCACCTTCACCAAACTCCCTAATCCAATCCCCCATGTTTCGATAGGCTGGTATGGTCGTCCCTGCTGGAGCGATTACTAAAGTCTGAGATATATTCCTTCGGGCAGTGGCTGCTGTGAAATTATTTGGATCATCACTTGCCGCAGCCAACTCTCTAGTCGCCATTGCAACTATAGAATCTTGCCCGCCGCTACCAGTTGAAATCTCGGCTTGATTGTCTAAGTAGTTTGTTGGGTAGCCAGTTAGGGCTGCTGTCCGCTGCATGCTCATCTGCGCCAGATACATATTATCCGCCACTCCCCACGGAGCAGTAACTCCAGGCGGGTTTGGAGTAGCGGAGTTAGAAGTAACGGCGTTTTGAGCTGCCACAACCCCTCTAAGATCCCCAGACCAGCCAGTTATTGCACAGGCTAGGTGAGAACTCTTAACTGCTATATCCGTAGGGAACGATACAGAAGTGCCCCCCTCCGTCCCATCTGCAATCTTCTTGAAGCAAGCAAGTGATACCGCAGAGAATGTCGTTGGCATGTATGCTAACTGCCACCCGTCTGGCATAGTGATCACCGGCTCCCCACCACTAGACACCTTGGTCAGTAGCAACTCTCCAGCGTTTACAGTTAGGGGTAAGTCCATTGAATGAGATGTCGTCGCAACCAACTCGGTTGACATATTACCAGCTGCTAGTGTTGGAAAAGCCATATCCCCTCCCTACCTTCTATAAAAATATAACCTTTCATCAACTACCCCTTCTCTTATTTCCAAACGGTAAAATCTGTACGAACCCCCGCCATATCTCCCCTGGGGAGGGCAGGAGCCAACCCAGTACCATTAGAATCATAAACTCTATTGGCACCTCTTGGACGTTGGTTATGCTCTCTGCCCTATCCCCCAACTGCACTTCCTGGTTCTTGTCACCCAGAGTCGTGTCCACCTCCAGAGAAGGGCCACCGCCACTCCCCAGAGATAGTAGATCCATAGCTGAGCAGCCACTAAGCAATAACACCAGGCTTAGGAATACACTTCTCAGTCCTCTCTTCATTACTTAGACCCCCCTCTCTTCCTTCCCATCTGCCCTGATGTAGATCGGCTAGCAGCCGCTTCATCGTTGGATGATAGTTCTCCTCCCTCACCACTTACCTCTCCCTCTGCTTCAGGTATAACAGCCTTAGTAGGCTCTCCCTCTACAGAGGTTTGGTCTTTGGGCAGGGGAGCAGTGCCACCAAACAGACTATTAAGATAACTATTAACTGACCCATAACTATCTTGCCATACTCTGGGGTTTTCACGCGCATACCTCTCTACTGATGAAATGTCACTAACCATCCGTGGAGATATTTCTCCATCAGCTAGTACCAGTTTCTTATTCCTTGCCTGCCTGCCTAATTGCTCAGATTCGAAGTCTCCGGAAGCAGCCTCTTCAGGGTGTAATGTCTCCACTCTGATGTTGGTAGGGAGATCCAGACCCGACTGCCGCTGGGTCAGTTTAGCACTCCGCGCCAGTGATGTCATAATCACAGCTTCCTTCGCTGGGTCATCTTTAATGAGGTTCCTGAACCTAGGCGTGTTAACGATATCCCCAATATGAGCCCCCTTGAAAGTTGCGAGGGTAGCTTCCAGCTCCTCGGCGTCCTGGGTCTTAACTACGGGGGTGAGTGTATCAGCGTTACTCAGGGCAGCTTCCCCTGCTGCCATCTCCAAACTCCCCTCTACAGGTGGGGCTTTCCCTCCCATGATGGAGTTTACCGCATCCAATATAGACGCTGATTTCTGCTCCTCGGTCAGGAATGGCTCTATCGCCTTACCGATAACGCTGTTATCCGTCATAGCCGATGTCAGCTTAGTTGGATCCATAGCCGAGTCTAAGAACATTTTACCTAACTCTGGCCCCAGCTTCTCCCAAACAGTGAAGATACCTGGGTTACTGCGTAAGATCTTAGAGTAAGTCATAGACTTCAGCGCACCATCTGCACTCTCTATATCCTTAACAACGTTATCGTAAAACTCAGAATACCCTGCATTCTCTAACTGAGCTGTCCAGGTCGTATAAGTGTCAGTCAAACTCTTCATAGCCCTGGCTTGATCTGCCTCATTCAAGTTAGCCCTCTCTATCTGCAACCTCCCCCTCTCTAGCTGAGTGGCTGTAAACAACTCCCAATCCCTCATATCAGAGGCCTGTAGTCCACCCTGGACTTGGAGTAGTGTAGTGAAAGTCTGAGAGTCGCCAGCTAACTGCTGACCGATATCAAAGTCTACTATCTGAAAGGCTTCCTGCTGAGAGATTGTCTCACGCTGTTTAAGCGCTTCAATCATAATAGTGTTAGCCCGCTGCTCTTGAATAAACCCTACAGCCAGTGAGGTATTAGCCACCTTCCCTGTCCTAACCAACTCCTCGGCTATGAAGATATCACTCTGGGCTTGAGTGGCCTGTGCCTTAATAGCGGCATCTCTACCTAACTCAGCTGGAGTCTTCCCGAAGAAAGCTGTACGAGCTGCACCAGATGATCCACCCCCAACTACTTGGTCATAAGAACTAATGAACAAGGCTGACAGTGGATTGGCAGCAAACTCCTTCCTATTCTGCAACCTGCGGTTATTAGCCTCGGCGCTAGAGATAGCTCCAGCATCTAAGGCAGCCTGCAGTCGCCTGTCATTAAGGTCAGCTCTAGCTAGAAACTCCCGCTTCCTCTGTCCCACCTGATCAGCTGTTGGTTCATTCTCAGCCAACTCGGTAGCACCGCTAGTAGCAGGGTCGAAGGCGAAAGCTGCTTCTACTACCGCGGTAGCTTCAGCCTGACTCTCATCACCCCCTAACTGCTGCTCTCCCTTCTCTGCAGCAAACCCTCCACCAACCCCCTGTACGAAATTCGAGATAGCTTCAGCTTGCTGAGCCGTCTTCTGATTGAAGGCTTCAGGGCCATGTACTGTACGTTGGGAGGCTGTAAAGTCCGTCCCACCGATATCTATTTTAAAGTCTGGCATTATTCCTGTATCCCTCTCTCTTCAAATTCTCTAGCCATTCGTGGATTGGTTCTAGCCTTAGCTAAGCCAAGTGTCTCACCCCAGCTCTTCTCCAAATCACTCTCCCACCCTTCAACTAAACTCTTCACTTCCTTCCCCCAAACATCGGTAGGCTCTTTGATCAAGTTGTTGACCTGGGCCGTGATCTTAGACCTGTCATCGTAGTCATCGTACTTAGTGACTATAGCGTTGATGGCGTATAGAGCAGCTTCATTGGCTCCATCTTCATTCTCGTCATGTAATAAGTTCATGATCTGAACAATACGTCTAGCCTCTCCATTCTTAACCGCGGTCGGTATGGTACCACCATCTCGGTTATGAACTTCATAGAAGTCAGCAACTGCTTGTGGTGAGAAGCCAGCAGCCTGAAACAACATAGTCTGCGTATTAACCTCCCCCCACTCGAAGATAGGTCGACCAGCACCGTTCTTATAGAACTGACTGTGCGTCATATCGTAAGCTTTAATCGAGTTAGCTAATGGCCCTGCAAACTGTGCGGTTGATCTGGCCAACACTTCAGCTACTAACGCCACCTTACTACTCTCCATACCCTCGGCACTGAAGTCAGCGGATAGCGCATTACCCATGTTAAAGATCCAGTTGTGACCTTTATCATACAGGCTGTAACTGGGGCCAGCAAGTATCTCTACTATCCGTTGCCCTTCAAGGGAGGTGTTCATCACCTTCTCCAACAGATCCCCACCTAGCGTCATCCTTCCTGACACTACAGCTTCTACATCCATAAAGTCATTGAAGAACCAAGTAAGCGCTCCATTACGAACAGCGCGCATCTGCTCTTCACTTAGATTGGCAGCATTTAACCCTGCCATATCCAGGAAGACTGGAGTGATATACCCGACCAGTGGCACCCCTGCAGCTCCGAAGAAGGCGATCTGCCCTGCTGCCATCCGCGTCTTTTCACTGGCAGTAAACGAGCTACCGAACAGCTTCTCCATGAACTTAGTATTAACTTGCTGGAACTGTGTAGCCCCTGAGATAACACCTGTCTGGAACTTAGCAGCGTTAGCCTTAGACATATCCAACCTGAAGTTCTCTGTCCTGGCCAGTATACTCTGCATGTCATCTGCGTCTGGTGTAGCCTTGCCTGGGTTCATACCCTTCCAACGATTGAACGCTGTAGCGAATGATAACCTGGCACTAACCAATTCTCCAGACTTAAAGAAGAATGTATCGTTAGCCATAACCTTGCGGATAGCACCCGCATCATATGGCAAGTTAGCCCACAACCCTTCATAGTCTAAGTTGGAAGATGTAATACTCTGCTTAATCCCACTCTTATCCCAAGCCTTATATCCATCTACATCCAACCCCTTCTTCTCCATCCAGGCTAGATACGTGTCCATCTTAGCTGGCTTGCTGGCAATCATCCTGTCTAGCACCTGATAGGCCATAGACTGGGGTACCGCCTTAGCTGCATGTATCGGGTTAACCGACAGCGCTATTAAGCCACCAGAAGCCTGTACTAAGTACTGAGCTGGATTGTACATACCGAGTAATGAATGGAATGTAGCCCCCCTCACTGTACCCAGGGTAGAGTCGACTATGTTCTTACCATGTAACTTCTTAGCAATCCCACCCAACCCCTTACGTTCAAACCATAAGGCGATAGCGGAAGTCTTAGCCATCATAGATTTCTCTGATGCAGTTGGTACTCCACTGATCAACCCTACTTGTGCGTGAGAGTCTTTAACAAAGCCGTAAGACGGGTGCTTAGTATCAGCAGCCAGTAGGAGGTCATCAAAGCTCCCTGTAGCCCCTCCAGGTACCACCCCTAGGTCTTTGGCTGTCTTCTCCCAACGTTCCCGTATGCCCGCTCTAAACAGGCTTATGGGCATCTGCTTAGACAGGTGGTTTACATAACGCTGTAGTCCGTGTAAGGCACTCTCCCTCTCAGCTAACTGAGCTTTCTCTTCTAGGCCGAATGGAACTGAAGTTTTCTTCCTAGCTCCAGTGAACTGTCCACGAGAGATATTAGTATACTCAGCCTCCCTAGCCGCGGCAGTCATCTCACCGTCAGCCAGTACATGCAGCTTAGAAGTGTCAGGCTGTCTCTCCATCCAGGTTACTGCATCTGCATGGTTATCGAAGTAGCGGAGAGTGTGTGGAATACCACTCACCTCCTTGCCACCGATATTAAGCGTACTCTCCTGCTTAACGAAGAAGTGTCCATCCTTAGCGATCTTAGGCATGTAGCCAGTACGTTGCCCTAGAGCCCCAGGTGAAGGGGACATGAACGCATCATCTTTAACCAATGCCCATTCTAAGTTAGTCCCCTCCCCTTTGATAAACCTCCCTTCCGTAACCTTAGCTAACCTAAACCCTTTACCATACTTGTCAGTTATCCACTCCTCTGACATATCACTAGCTTTCTCAAATCTATGTGTGGTAATAGAGCCGTCAGCTTTCATAACTCCAATAGCGTGAGTGTGAGTGGAAGACTGTTCAAATCCCATCCTGGCAGCATTGGCATCATCATAGCGTTTCATTGGTACAGAATCATCTGCCCAGTCCACTATCTTAATCCCTTGAGCGTTACGCATATCCAAGATCTGCTTGTCCTTAGCGTAGTGCATGTGATCGACTACTTGCCTAATCCCTTTGTATGCAGCTACTTCCTTCTCTGTGTACACTACTCCAGTGGTACCGGACAGTAACTCCTGTGCGGTATAAACCTTCTCAGCCTCATCCCCTTGCAGTAACAGAGCGTCTATATTCTTAAACTCCCCCTTATTCAAACTCCCTACAGCACCCCTGATAGCCTTATCGTAACTCTCACGTATGGCACCAGCTTGGAAGTTCATCTGAGCGGGAAGCTGTACCAGCATCTCACCATCATCTTTAAAGCGGAACAATGGAGAAGTAATGTGAGCATCTAGGGCATTATACCCCTTGATACCGTCAGACTCGAATGTAGTAGAATCTGAAACTTTGAAGAACGACTCTCTAACCCTCTCCTCCCCTTCAGCACCTACTCGATACTGGATCTTAAACCCCTTGGCATCTTGCTCTACGTGGAGGATGTCAGTTAGAACATCTTCTTTCTGTAACGCCTTAACCTCACGGCTTATAGCCAACTCCCTCTCAGCAGGCTTTAGTGCCAAACCATACTCGCTAACTTCTTCTACTTTAGCTAGGTTCAACCCCACTGCTTGCTGTGTCTTAAGGATCTGAGCTGCCATACGGCTGTTAGATCCAGGTACCATCTTCATCAGTGTCTGCCCGCCAGGGACGATTGTAGCAGCTGCATCCAGCACATCTACTCCACCCCTTACCAACCCACCGGCCAACCCCTTAGATACGATCATGGACGCACCCTTGACGTTACCTGACTTCACAGCCCTGTTGATAACGTTGGTGGTCTTGATCAGCCATTTCGGTACGGCAGTAGCAATACCTCCCACGATGGTAGCAGTGGTCACAGCTTGATCTGCTACACCGAACTTAGCGAATAACGACAAAGAGTCTTTATCATAATTACCTGTCAGGTTCATCAATGTCTCTTTCAACATGATGCGGTTATCGCCAAGTATATCTTCCCAACCATCTACGATTGAATCCACAACCTTAACCGCTTCTTCTGGTGGCAAGGTCTTAATTCTAACACTTAATCTTCCCAGGAAGTCAGAGTAGTCCAGAGCATCCATAGCGGTATATTCCATACCGACTATCTTGGCTACTTCATTCATCCTGATATTCTCTACATCAGGGCCAAGGAAAGAACCTATGTCCACTACATAGTCACCAAACCCCATCTCGTCACCAACCAGCATAGCTTGATGTTGAAGGTAACTCATGATGGCATACTCGTCTTTCTCAGAATCAGTCAAGTCAGCAGCATACGGCTGTCCCTCCACTTCATCTCTATACCCCTGCCACACACCCATATTAGCGGACTGGAAGCTTTGCAAGCTATCCGTCACTTCCTCTGTGGAAGGTGGGCTCCCTGCAGCTATACCTGCCTCAATCTGCTCATTCAGGTCACTGATATACCTTTCGCTGTGCTTAGCAGCTAGATCTTCAGCTGACTTAGATAGGTAGTCTGGGTCATTGTTTACTTGATCGTATACCCGCTCTCCATTCTCCCCTCTGCCAGATGCCACTGAAGCGTCATACGCGGCTTCTGAGCCACGTTGCATTTCAGTAGGGTCAGTGTATGCCTGCTCTGTTACTTCTGCTGAGAACGTCTGTACGTCGCTCTCTTCTACTTCATACTTACTCATATAACCTCTCGCCTCTGAGAAGAAAAGAATTTAACCAACTGTTTTGTCATCATCTGCTAGCTTTTTCCCAAATTGGGAACCGAGGGAGGATGCCCCTGATGAACCTACAACCCCTATCAACCTCTCACCAACACCCACTCTAGCCGCATTAGCGACATTCTGTGACGCATTAGTCAAGATATTAGCTTCGGAAGTGGCCCTGTTAATACTGCCGATGTTCTCTGACAGCTGGGCTCTAACCTCTTGCCCACCTACTATGGCTGCACTGCTGACACCCTGGCCACTGGCCGCCGCTACATTCGTCAGCTCTGCCTGAGCTGTCTGAGCCCTGGCCCTGGCCACCCTCTTAGACCTAGCGGCCTTCTCCCCTCCAATAGCCCTCTCGATCTTAGTCTGCTCTTCCTGAGCCTCCTGTACCTTACTGGATCGCCTCTCCGAAACTACCGCACTTACTACTGCTGCCCCTACTGCCCACCAACTCATACATCCCCCTCAATAAGTTTACTGTCGAGATCGTCATAACTTGGCGCTATAACCTCACTCTCTATCTCTTCTAGGTCGGTACTGTCAGTTGGATGCACAGTAGTCCAGACCGTATCTTCTAACGCATACACGGCCCTCTTAATGCCAGGTTTAGATATGAAGGTGAGAGGGGCTGTTAACTCCTCCTCCCCCTCCTCTGTAACCACTAGGCACTTCCCTTGGGAAATAACATTGATATGTTCATGCTTGTGAATCTTCCCTATGACGCATGTATCCTTAGCAATAAAGATCTCTCTGGCATAGTTCCCTTCACAGTGATAATGATTAACTGGCGCTATAATATCAGGATCCCCTTCACCAAACTCTCTGACTAAAGCATCCTCTAACCTTAACACCCTCTCCCTGTATTCAACATTAGAAACAAGAGAGGTACCACCATAAGTTGTTAACCCTGCTAACTTAGTCATAACACCTCTCTATGTATTTATATTAATAAAGAAGAAGAGTACCTTCTTATACTATCTTATACTGTCTTATACTGTCTTATACTCTCTAATACCTTCTTACAGCCCCGGCGGCCTATAACTATAGTTACGCACAGAATCGCTAAAAGTAAACCTCATCAAGTATCTTCTTCTAATATTTCTGTATTCCAACCATAAATATGGCAGTCCTTACCTGGTTCAGATGTGAAGTTTAAACTTAATGCGTTACCCCTCCCTCTGACTTTATTCTTAGTAGTTACGACTGTATACCCATAGTCCATCGAGTCATTGACATCCTCTGGCGTATATAACCTAGGAAGTTTGTAAGCTTGAAACTCAACTCCCCACCTTCCAGCAGCTTCTGTCTCAGTCCATTCCCACTGGGCCTGTACTAAGCAACTACTTGGGCCGATAGGTTCAAACCCCCCTTCATTCCCTTCATCCGTAAACCCTTGCTCGGTACGTCTGAAGTGAGTGAACAGGTAAGGCATGCGCTTATCCTGAGTCGACTTACCACCTGTCCAGTAGCCAGTAACCAATCGGGCTGGGCTGTCTATACCATCACCAATGTCTGGCCAGTCATAGAAGTCTATGTTACCCAGCTGAGCTACGGTGTAGTTCCAATCCCCCGCTTCCTTAACTGCAACTAAGAACTTAGTGGATAGCTTGGTAGATTCCGATACAGTACGTATCCCTGC